ACCGTTAGTGGCAGTTGCGAATGTTGCTGGATTCTGTACGTAACCATGGCTACCGTTACCTGCGGATACCACTAGCACTGACTCCGTGTCAGCCAGTTGGTTGGCCCAACCGTTGGGCTTGTCCAAGTTGTAGTAGTTAGCACCACCGTAGTATACATGGTCACTGGTATAGATACCGTTGCCCTGATATGTGACGGACTCCTTATAGTCAGCGGAATAGTTAGTGTTACCACTGAAGTTATATACTGTGACGTCAACACCATCTGTCTTGGCCTGTTTAATAGCACGTATGGCCTCTCTGGTGCTTACATTCCAGTTGTCAGTGATCTTCAATATGGCCAAGTTAGCATCCGGTGCGATACCCACGACTCCCGAACCGTCCAACTCACCTGCGGCGATACTGGCCACGTGTGAACCATGTCCTACGTTGTCCTGTATGCCCGTGCCGGTCCTGTCCAATTGATATACTATCTTACCTGGGCTATTGAATTCTGAGTGATCCAAGTCGATACCACTGTCAATGATAGCGATAGTGGAACCCTTACCAGTCCACCCTCTGGCCAGTGCGGCGTCCTGTTTGACGTCTGCGTTGTTCTGATGGAACTCTGACAAGTTAGCATAGTAACTGGATTCGTTGCTGACCATTTCAGTTGGTGTGCCCAGATACTGCGTGGCCGCACCAAAATCTAGATCAACTGCGTAGTTGCTACCACTTGAACTAGAACTAGTAGTTTCCTCTGCCACCACTTCTGGCTTGGGTGCGTAAGCCACTATGGTCTCACTGACCTCCGTGCCCACCAATGTGCGTTGGGTGTCGTTCTCTGTCCTGTCCAACACCTTGTAGGTCCTGCCTCTGTGGGTCTTGGTTTTTAACGCACCCTTCCTGGTGGTCTTTTCCAGTCTCCAGAACTGTGCCTTCTGTACCCAATATTCCGTCTGGGTACCTGAGACTTGGTATGTTGTTATTGTTGTCTTCTCAACAGTATTGCCGTCCGCATCCTTATACTGTTCAGTTGCCGTTTCGGTCTCTGTCTGTGAGCTCAACGTCTTGGTCTTTGGAGGGAACGTCTTGGTCTGTGCGTGCCAAGTGTCCTCAACGGTCCAGGTGCGATAACCTGCGTGTGCCTGTGTTGTCCAAAACGCGAACAAGATGAGAGTAACGAAACTCAATCTTGTGAGGTTAGTCATGTCATAGTCCTTTCATTGATTACTGACTATGCCATTATATGACATTATGAATTAATTGTCAACTATCTTGGTGCGAATTCTTGTTGGAGTTTGATATTATCCATGAACTCTTTTTTGGTTGCGGAGTCTTTCTCAAAAGCACCCTTCAGCACAGTGGTCTGTGTGAGACTTGAGTGTGCCATGATGCCCCTGTTCTCGCAACAGCCGTGCGTTGCCTGTATGTAGACGCCCACGTTGTCTGAACCCGTTGCCTTCATGATCTCACGTGAGATGTCATTACATAGTTCTTCCTGTAGGGTACCTCGTCTGGCACACCATTGGGCAATTCTGGTATATTTTGATAGGCCAATCAATTTCTGACCAGCGATGATGCCAATGTATGCCACACCACTGACTGGTTGATGATGATGACTACACATGCTTCGTAGTTCACTTCTAACTACTAACATGCCTTCATAACGATCACTTGAATCATTTGGGAAAGCAGTTGCGTTGGGATTAGGTTCGTATCTACCTACCATGATCTCATTGATGTACATTTTAGCAAGACGTCTTGCTGTGCCCTTTGAATTAGGATCATTGTGTCTGTCAATGATTAGGCTGTCTAACACACCTTCAAACTTTTCTGTGATCTCATCGATCAATGGATCGAATTCATGATCATGGATATATTTAGAAATATTATCACCGGCCCAATACCTAGCACCATCTTGTTTAATTCTTGCTACAATCTTTTCACTTACAGGACCTGTATCAAATTCTGTGTCGTCCCAATCTATCTTGCTTTCTACTGACATTAGTTTCTCCGAGTTTATGACGTGGATGTCTTTATTGTTAATTTACGTAAGTCTGGATATTCCCAATATTTAGGCAGACTATCATGACTACCTAATAATTTTAAACCCTGCTCTGCTTCCTCAGGCGTGGGTTTATAGTGATATCCTAACTCAAATTCTTTTTGTTCTTGCCAAGGTGTTATTGATAAGTCTCTACCATCATAACACATAAGTTTTAATTTCTTATAAAGTTCTTTGTTATCTAATAGTATAGCACCGCCTCTGCCTAATGTCAAAGGTTTATTGTGTCCAAAACTTAAACATTGTATCTGTCCTGACTTATACATACCAGGATACAATGCACGGGCACTGTCCCAAATGTTTGTGTGATGAAAGTAGTATTCGCCGGTCCAGTGTTCCTGATCATTGAACTTATACTCAACACCAATCTTACGTAGCATCATTGGAATGCTAATATATGTTCTTGGTGTAAATTCCGTCTTTTTAAAGCCTGTTGCCAGAAATGCTAGTTCAAGTGCGTGTGTACAACAATCAGTCATTACAGCGTACCTAGCACCTGTGTACGACGCTAGTTCTTGTTCAAACTCTGTAATTAAGTCAAATGCGTTCAATCTGTCTCACTGTCTTGTGTATCCTATTGTTATAGCATACACGATAAAAGAAATGTGTCAAGTATTCTGGTGTGCCCTTCTTTCCCCTCCAGTTTATAGGGAGCTCTTCCTCTTCCGTCCCACCGTTCTGAATCAGATGGTCCAGGGTGCGGTAAGTCGTTGGCTCCTTCTTGAGCTGGCCACCCTCGGCGTATTCCTTCCAGTTCCGGGAAAAATCATATGTTCCCCTGATCTTGTAATCGATGTGATAATTACGTGCCATGCTGAATCTCGCGAGCTCTGGAATAGTCTGGTCGTCGAACATCTTGGAGAAGTGCTCACCAAGGATTCCATAGAATCTCTCAGGATTTGATAGGGCCACGAACTGAAAGAATGAATGTGGACTTATCTCAAACGGAAAGTCTGGATCATAGTCGATGTACCAGTCCGGACGATCAGAGTTGACCCATTCCGACAGTGCTTCGTTGACCTTGCGGAACTGTGTGCCGAGCTCGGCATCTGAGGACAGTACCGACTTGGCTTCCATGTAGAACTCTCCGTACTTCATGCCATGCTGTTCTCTGACGTATCTTGCCAGCAGATCCAGCACCCTGGCATTATGGAAGGATTGGACAAATATTTGTAATTCTGTCATTTCCACGTATTCCTGCCTGGAATATGTTGATGTCTCCACTACATATTCAGCCGAGGATAACGCCCTGTCCTCGGAGTTGATCAAAACCCCAGGTGGCAACTCGACTCCGTCCTTTGGCTTGATTGGTATTGAGCTGAAACCTGTTGATTGAGATTTGTTCTTCACTGTCTTGATCTTGAACTTCTCTCTATACTCTGGATCGTATGCCGGTGCCTCGGGTAATAATGCCCATGAATGGTTCTGTGCGAATTCAGTCCCCCAGATCAGAGTCCTGTCAATGTCATTGATCACGCATTCGAGGCTTGATCCGGGTAATCCCAATATTCCCTCGAGGAATATTCTCAGATGCGGATGATTGCTCCTTAATCTTAGGAACATCTCCATCTTGGCCTCAAAGGGAAAATCCACCCGCTCGATGTTCTTGAGGACGTGCTCATTGATGTCCTCTGATGCCACTTTTAAATGTGTCATCTGCTTGGAACCAGCAAATATGTCAAATATCGTCTCCTGGTTCTTCAACTTGGTCTTGTTTGGTTGCGAATCGACCTCCACAGGAAATCCATGCTTGCTCTTCATCTCCGCCATGAACCTGGCATACTCTATGTCTATGTCAAACATGCCAAAGTTGGCATCAGTGACCATTATGCCGTAGAACTTATTCTCGGCGGCCCATCTAATCTCATCCATGACCGTGGCGAATGGCTTCTTGACAGTCTTTGTGTATGTTCCGCCTCCCCAATCACAGAAGGAACAGCGGAAGGGACACCCCCGACTAGTCTCCAATATCACCCAACCATGCGTGCTGACATCTCTTGTTTCCTTGAACCTATCAAAGAGTTCTTGCTGTGCCCTGTAAGGATTGGCTGGCCATTCGTAGTCCCTTTTCCTCAGAGGAATGTCATTGAACAGCACGCCGCGATCCTCGGAAGGATAGTAGCAATAGGGTAGTTGATCTGGTTCCAACAGGCCATCGTTCTCTGTTATGCTGTCCAGGGTCTCCTTTATCAATATCTCACCATAGGCATCACCTGGCACGACCAGGTCCACGTAGGGCCTCTCCCTGAAGTATTCCTTGTTGTATTTGATGTCTTGCTGTGGTCCCCCGAACATGATCTTGGTGTCCGGCAATGCGTCTCGCAGTCGTCGTGCTATCTCGTATAGCGTCTTTTCGTTCCAGATGTATAGGCTGAAGCCAACCAGATCCGGTTTGGCCTCGACTAATGTCCTGACGGTCTCATTGATGTCATCAACGTGGATGGGATCCATCCACGACCATTGGTCTGTGTGTCGTCCTTGTTCCTCATAATATGTCTTCGCTGATGCCCATAGATAGGGTGCTTGGAATGCGGAAGATGGCGATTTTAATACCAGGACGAACTTTCTCATGCTTTTATTTAAGGCATTCTAAGAGTTCATTCGCTGAAAAATAATCTTTCGTAAGTTTCTTGGCCTGTCGCTTGACCGCTGGCAGGTATGTGTCGTAGTGCTTGATGTAGTTCTTGATCTTGTCTACTAACTTGTCTCGATTCTGTTCGTATGCTTCAAATGATTCAGTCCACTCGCTTGGATACTTGAACTCTGGTAATGCCATCTCGCTGTAACTCAATCTATCTGGTACCATTGGTATGGCATCTACCACCGCACCCTCATACCAACTGATGCCCAATGTCTCCTGTAGGTTAGCACTAAACACAATCTTGGCCTCACCCAGCAGGTTGTGATATTCGTTCTTGGTCAACTGCTTGTCCTGGCACACTATGAACTCGACGTTGTTTAGGTGTTTTTTAAGATCAAGGAATATGTCCAACTGTTTCTCGGGTGCTATCCTATGTGGGAACAGGATCATGTCTCGCTTTTCCATGTTCTTGTATAAGTTCAGTGTGCTTTCCATGTACTCCATTGGCCAACCCGTCCTCACTATCTTCTTCTGGTGTTTCCAGAACGCCAACATCTGTGCGTGTGACTTGTTGTCCATGTCCAATGCCAACAGGTTCTCACAGAACATGTTGATATGGAAGTCGCTCGCAAAGTAGTTGTGATCCACTGCCTCGAAGAATGCCACCTCGCTGTGTCTCACCCAGGGAGCATCACCGATCAATCTGCCCAGGAAGTCTGCTGGATCATATGAGCCTGCGTGCCATAGTGCGTGTATCTTGACCTTGATGCCAAGTAGCTCACTCATGTATTTTAAGTTGATAATGCCAGGATGCCAAGCATCAGTAAAGATAAAGTGATCCCCACTAGACACTTTACCACTGGTAAACAACCTACTAAACTCCTCAACTTGCCTAGACTTGTAAATGTTAGTTCCACCAAAATTAAGGAAAGCACCAGGGGTAGTAGCACTAGGAATATCAGTAGGTCCCTCAATGACTGTAACATCGTGTCCGTTCTCCCGTAATAGTTTGGGCACGTGTGTCTTCCACTGTGCCGTGTAGCGTGTCTCGACTGCTTCTAGATCAACTAGAAATATCATATCTTCCACTCCATCTCGTGTTCAATGGCATGTTGTGCGGCCTGTATGTAATCCTTGTCCTCTTCTGACAGTGCGGACCAGAACTTGCTCACGCTCTCAATGACGTCCAACACATATTCAGGACGTGACAAGTGATTGTTGCCCTCCATCAACTGCTGTAAGTGATCCATGCGTGAGTCAATCTTTTCCCTCACCGAGGGTTCCTTCTTGCCAAAGATGCGATCCCATCCGTCCTCGTATGCTGACGTATTGGTCTTTGTTTTTATCTCATCGCCCGTGATGTCATTTTTTGCCGCCATCTGGATCCTCACTTAGTTTGTCAAATATCCTTTCCTTCTCCCAATCCTTTTCCTCATCGAACTTGGGCAGGTTGGCATAGATGTCCTCTATCCAACACTTCATCTGCCATATCTGTTTCTTGTAACTGGCCGCGGTGTATCCGTCATTGTATGGACTCTTGCACTCTATCATCAGTTGCCTGAGATGATCCTTCAGTATCTCATTTGGTTCTCTGGTGTCCTCGTCCATCCATGACCAGTTATCATCATATTCTTCTCCCATAGTCCAATATCCCTTTGCGTTGGTTGTCAACCATGATGGTAATAGGCCCGTGTCGATACCTACGAGCTCCGTATCATCTACTATGTGTAAATCTTGATTGTTAGTTGTAAGATCGTCTCCCATTCAGCCTCGCTAACTGATCCAACCAGTTGTTGACGGGTAGGTTGCCTTTTTCAACCTTGAGATACTGTTGCCACTGGAAGCTCTTGATGTTCCAGCAGTCTGCCTCATCGTATCTGTAACCGTGATAACTGCAGAAGTCTCTGAAGACTTCAAGTTGGTCGTATATCTCGTTAACTGATAACCTTCTCGGGTTAACCTTGTCGGCCATGAATGGTGTCCTAAATAGATTGCCATTGTGCCGGTCTCTTGGTGTTGTATTCTATGGTGCAACCATTCTCGCCATCTTCCGATACGTCAATGATCACCTTGCGTTCTGGATACTTGGATGCTATTTGATCATAGAGATCATCCGCGATCATTTCGCATGATTTGTAATCCAGTTCTAAGACGTCGCCGTACAACCCCTCAAGCCAGCGTTTAAACTGAATAAACTCGATCTCCCTGTCATTGTGGAACACTTCTATCGCCACCCTAAAGTGGAATATGTGTCTGTGTGGATGAGCCAGGAAACTTACGTCATATTCATCACCAGTATTTAGCCGATTGTCAGTGGCCGCGGCCGGATAACAATGTACGCCCTCACGGCGAAAAGTCACCCAAATCAAGCGGTTAGCACGGTGTTTTATGCGTTCCTGTTGCTCCTGTAGTGCTAGATCTCTCTGTTCGCTCATTCCAAAATCTCGTCGATCGCTGATACCAAGTCCTTGTATTTTGCGATCTCTTCTAGTTCCTTTTCCACTGTCTCGGCATAATTGATATGATCAGCGACGCCAACATTGTTAGAGAGGAATGTCTCAACGTTGTTCTTGTGAACTGCTATCTCTGCCTGGTACTTGTGCTTCAGTGTATGTAAGGTCTTGCTCATTTTATTACCTCGTCCTTGCCGTATTGCTCCCAATTAGTAAATGTCTCAAGTGTCTTAAGACTGTTCAGTGAGTGACACCAAACACCATCATTTGAGTGTTTGAAATCACTGTCATCAATCTTTATTGTAGCATTATTGTTATATTTGGTCAAGTTTGGTATCTTCAAACTTATCTGTGGAATGAAGTTATCAAACTCACATAACTCTTCTATCCATCCCTGTCTTTGTTGACAGAATGATGCGTCAAAGTCTAGTGTTACTTTAATGCCCGACCTTAATAGGCCTTGTATCATTTTATTCCATTCAGGAATATTCTTACCATCAAAAGATTGGTTGGCCCCGAGGTACACGTGATCGCATTCGCGTTGTGTGACGATATCAGTGATTTCCTCAAGGGGCCGAACTCCTACAACGAACAGCGTGTTCAATCCATACGCAGGAGTCTTCTCTATCTCAACTCCAGTGAAGTATGTTATGTCCTTTGCTGTGCCTGTTGTGTAATCTCTCTCCATCATGCCGCCTTCTTCTTTAATGCCTCTATCTGATCTTTGATCTGTAACTTTTCCTGTTTCATCTTAACTAGATGTACATCATCTAAATAGTTAGTATAACCTTCCTTGATTAATCTGTCAAGTTCCCTGTGTTTCATTTCTAACTGTTCTAAGTGACTAAGTTCTTTGTCGCTCATTTAAGCCTCCTCCGCTTCAAGTTCATCTAATTTAGTATCATCTAATCCGCTGTCATCTACGTGATGATTATCTGCCTCGTCTGCCTCCTCCTCAAATAAGTTATTGAACATGGTACTTGCGTTGACAGTCTTCTTGCCCGTCGCACCTCTGGTGCCAATGATTGACATCCAAAATCTTGAATACTCCTCAACCACTGCCAAGGCCGTAGCCCTATCTGGTGCGGCAAATATCGCTTCAACGATGTCCTTGAATGTGTAACGATCAAACGTCTCTTGTATCAACATGGCTGGGTAACGACCTTGGTCATACTGCCTATTGGCTTCCTGTACCGCGTTGATGTGTTGCCACACATTGTGTCCCATCATCAGTGTGTATGAGAAACTATCCCATGATGTCTTGCCTTCCTTGCCATTCTTATTTAGGTCGCCGGGCTTGTAGATACAGATATCTTTCATCTCCAAGTTACGTGTGATTGGGCTATCCTTGAATGATGTGTGATAGCCATCTGCTAGGACACCTTGGCTGAACTGTCTAGTGTCTGTGGCATACTTCTTGTCATCAGCAGTAGGTTGCATCCTGTATACCCATTTCTTACGATCTTCTGTTTCTACGTCTGTGTAGATCTGACCATTTGCTGTTGCTAGGAACGGTGAAGCACAGTCAAATGATATAGTAAAGTTTGGGTTATGATACTTACGAACTGCTCTTTGTATGTCTGTTAATAGTGTAGCCCACTCTAGTTTACTAGTGCCTAGGAAGTGCATCCAATCTTGTTTGCCCTGTTCAAGTAGGCCATCATGTATGATGTTAACCAGTCTATGTAACACAAGATGTATGTCACACATGTTCTGACCACCCATTGACCAACCATTGAAGTGATTGTCCGGATACTGCTTGGGATCACAGTATTTCTTCATGCGTTGATACCAGTCTTCTGCTTCAGCGTGATTCTCGCCCTGTAAAACATTTAAGAACTTACAACGTCCTGTCCTGTTCTGTATGAAGTAGTCATTGTTGATATAGGTTGCTTCAACGGCTTCCATGTATGAGTTGATGCCAGTTGCTTCTCTACCACGTGGACTGCGACATACCCACGCAGGTATATCCAATATCATACCATAGTCCATGTAGGCATCCATCCACGCTAGAACTTCCTTACGCTTCTTGGCCGCCTTGGGACAGTTAGGATTCTTCCAATCACCTTCCCAAACGCCCTTACCGATCTGGAAGCCACCACTGTCACCCAGTAGCCATGATCCCTCCTCACGCTCACGGACCATGAGTTCTTTGGGGCTGTCTCTGTTGACATCCAAATCAGCATGTCCTGCTGAATATAGTGACCACTTGTAAGTGAACACGCCCTCTTTTGAGTTCAACCAATTGATGTGTTCCATCTCTGGTAAGTTCTTAGGCATGCGATTGGGATCAACATAGTTGCCCATGGCCCTCTGCTTGCCCACGAACGTTGCGTAGAATGAGCTCAGTGCTGGAAGGAATATGGCATAGTCATTCTGTTTTGCTGTTAAGTCGTCGTGTTCTACTCTATTGGTCATTATTTGCTCTGTGCTGGTAAGATGTAATTGTAAACTGCTAGGCCACTGTCAACTGTGATCTGTGCCGCACCTTGATCTGAGATGTTTATGGTCTTATCACCCGTTAGATCTAAGATACTGATGAACTGTTTAACTGGCCAAGCCCACGCTCTACCCAGTTTACCATTTACCTCTGGTTGGAATATGAAACTACCTGCGTGTGTTGAATGATCACCAAACTCCAATTTGAGATCACCATCTTCCGTCTTGGCATTGAATGTTAGTTCTTCTGCGTTGGCCAATGCTTGATACTTCAATCTCTGAACACCAGCGATCGTAGGTTCAAATGTGATGTTCCAATCAACACCTTTGAACTTGACTACCTTGAGTTTCTCTTCAATGATCTCTGATGTCATAAATCTGTAATCATTCTTAAAGTCACCTGCTGAGTTCTTAAAGTGTAGACCCACTGGAACTTCCGCACCATTTCTATCTTGATGTTTGATTGAAATGTCAGCATCTTGTTTATATGGCTCCAATCCTAACAAGACTTTAAGTTTTGATAAGTTAGGCATACCAAATGTGCCCTTAAACTCTGCCACTGGTTGTTTGAATGCCGCCTGAACAACAACTGATCTGTCCTCTGCTAAGCCATCTATAACAGTTTCTGTATCGGTTCCACTGATCTTGACCAAATCAATACAACCGAGATCATATGTGTGTTCAACTAAATCTAATAAGTGATCTCTCATATTCCGTTCCTTGTGTTAAATTAATATTTGATAATACATTATACATTCTATTTAGACCGCGATCAATCGTCTTTGGCATTTTGTTTACCATTCTTCTTACGCTTGATCAATAACTCCAACTTACCTATACTGATGGCGCCCTTGCGTATTAGATCTTCCTTGTCAATGCCCAATGCTATGGCTTCTTCTATTATTAATTTTTCTTGTTGGGGAGAGTATCTCGATTCGACTATCTCCTGCTGTCCGGACTTTCCGATATGTTTAACCTTAGCCAGTGTCTGTCCGCCCTTGCGTGTTCTTAAACTACCACGTTTGGTTATCTCCATCCAACCAAATCCGTATGCGTGGTCGTGCTTATATGTTATCTTGTATCCCAACTCCTTGGCCACTTCCATTAACATACTCCCAGGAGTGTATGTCTTAAACCCACGCTCACATAGTTTGATGTTCTGATAGTTGTCACAGTCATTGAAAGTGAACATACAAGTGCCACCCGGTCTCAACAGGTCGTGTACCTCTGCGAGTATGCTCTTGATGCCTTCCAACGGCTTGTACTCGAAGTAGTTGGCTATGAACACCAATCCGAACTGTCCGTTGGGCAGATCCTTAAACAGTTTACGATTCCAATCCCAGTGCTGTATCACATAGGGTCTTATCCTGTGCCTGTACACCTCATTCTGTTCATCGAGGAAGGGAGTCAATAATTGCTCATCTATGTCCGCGATGTATAGAGGATCGTTACTGATGAGCTCGTCCGTGAACTCCGATCTCAAGGGACCTACGCACAGTCCTGGATAACGCCAGTCAGCATAAACAGATAACCTACTCCTAAGTTTACTGGCAAGTTCCTTGGTGTACTCCAACTTCCTGTTGAGTATGACATTGACATCATCTTTCTTCCATCCGTTGTCAAAGTGATCGCGACTGTTCTGTAGATACTGCTCGCCCTGTTCCAGGACGACCAAGTCTAGTTGCTCGAGATAGAACCCCAAGTTCTGTTGTACGTCATTGACAGTCTGTTCCAATAATGCGTTATCTTCTAATGCCTGTTCGAGATATGTACCCTCGCCGAAGCGTATCTTGTCATGTGCCTCGCTCACGCGATTGGCTTTGACATCATTGATCAAGTCCTGTACGGTCCTGAACATGCGTGATGCGTCCTTGGCCACGCTGTGCTGTGCTATGTCGTTCCTGTATGCTACTAGTTCACTGAGCTTCATTAGAATTCAAATAAATTGTTAAATGTGTTGGCAGTCTGTGTAGCACCCGCCAGGTTCCAATCCAACACCGACAATAGGTTGTCCACTTTCTGGTCAACGATTGTGGCCTCCATCTCCGCATCATCAAACGGTAGGTCCTTGAACCATTGTGGTATGTGTAGTTCATCTGTGGGATATGCTATACTCGTCCATCCCATTGGATTTTGTTTTAGTTTACACACGATAACTTTCATACCATCAATAATCTGGAGACTGTATTTGTCATCGTTCATGCGTTTCATCGTGTTCCAGTTCATGCCTGCCCGGACATGTCCTGGCATGTTGGCCTTGCCTAGTCGTTTCTCCTCCTTGGTATACTTGGTCAAGTTATTAACACGTTTAGGTGTGCCCTTCTCCCAACCTGGACGCTCTCTAAACTCGTGTTTGAACTGTAGGATCTGTTCTACGATATCCTCACGCTCACTGCCCATTAGCACATTGTGTAATACATCACTTAGAAAGTTCTGTATCACAGGCGGAGTATCTGAACGTTTCAAATCTAAGCCCATGACCTTGATCTTACCTGGCTTGCCCTCAACGTCTAGACGTTTGCCCTCTGAGTCATATACCATGATGGCATAACGCTTCTTGGTTATGAACAGGCCCTTGGATGCCACTGATTCCCTGCCCGCCTTGATTATCGATCCCATGTGTTGTGGACAATGGAATGCTCTCTCCATGAAGCCAGCGAACGACTCGTTGACCGAGTCTGCCAGGGTGTCATATAACTGTATGGCCGTCTCCTTGGTCCACTCCATCTTGCCAGACTCAACATCGTCCTTGATCATGGGCCATGCCGAGAAGTAGCAAGAGTCAGTGTCACCATATATTATGGCCTTGCCCACGTGATCGTACTCGCCCGTGACCAGCTCATTGATGTGTGCGTCCATGTGCTTGGCGATAGCACGACCTGTCAGTGTTGTTGACTGCCCGATACGTTTGTCAAAGAATCTACAACCTGGATTAAGAATAGCACCATACAGTGAGTTCAAGTTAATCTTCTTGACCAACTGTCGCTTGTCCCAGAACTCTATGTCTTCCTTGGTAGTTGCCTCTCTGAGCTTGGCCTGCATCTCCTTACGTTCAGCATACCAACGCTTGAGCAGACCAGGCACCACTGCTTCTGTTTCATATGTGAATATGGTTCCGTTGGCAGTCAGCATCCAGGGATTGTTGCTGTCAAATATCATCTTCCATACCTGAGCCGCGGAGTATGTGTCCTCTCCTCCCTGGTTCCAATCAATGGTTATCTCAGTGCCCACTTCCTGTTTCATCACTGCTTCATACTCTAAACTACCAAACAGGCCCTCCCACGCTGATGCGAACGAGTTGCCCTTGTTCATCTTCTCCCTGATGTAGCGATCGGTCATCACGGGCCTTAACTGGCCCACTATGGCCTCGTTGCCCATGTTCAACGCACGGATGGCCGACGGATACAGTGAGTTAATGTCAACTGAACCAATCCAATCGTGTAAGCCCTTGCGTGGATATGCCACGTAGGCACCCGCGGCCTGTGTGTCCTCGTCTGTCAAGCGTTCACGTCTATTCGGAACAACAAGTCCACGCTCGTGTGCCTCATTGATGATTGCCTGTTCAGTAACAGCAACAGCACCCATTGTTGTCTGTAGTAGCACCGTGTTCGCGTGTGCCAGTTCATTTGCCAGGTCCAGGAACTTTAACTTGTCGTCAAGTTTCTTGAGCAGATGTGTATCTTGCCTGTTGTACTCAATGAACGTTTCAAAGTTGTCGTTGTATAGTTGATCCAATGTGCCCTCATAGGCAGTCTTGCGTTCATTTAATTCATGCTCACCGATGGCATCCAAACTATAACTGTGTCGTTCCTCATAGGTGTACTTGCGATATAACTGCATGTAGTCCATGTGTACACGTCCCACTATGTCAAATGTTATGTTTTCAGCACCAAAGCGTTCGAATGTACGCTTCTTAGGCAGTTGATCCCACAAACAGAAACGCCTTGTGTCGTCTTTACTAAGCACCCTAGTAACGCGGTTCACACAGTAGGGTATGTCATACCCCTCTGAGTTCCAACCACTTAGTATATCAGCATCTTCTATCAGATCTAGGAATGTGCCTAGCATATCCTCTTCACGTTCAAATAGGTAAGTGTCCTCGAACTTGGCCACTGTGGCTTCCGCCTCTGCCCAGGATATCTTCTTGGGAGGTAGCACTAACGTCACTAACTTGTCCATCCAGTCCATGTAGACTGATATGGCAGTTATGGGATTAAAGGGATCATTGGGACTGCTGTAACCCTTCTCGGGATCGAAGTCAACCTCGATATCGAAGAATGCCGTTTGTAGTTTGGGAGACTCCACGTTCATGTAGTTCTCTTCTAGGCAACGGAACACGGGGTTGATATCACTTTCATACAAGCGTTTCTGTCCCTGTATCTTGGTCTCCTTGTGGAACTCTTTTGCCGAACGTGTTGAGAATCTGGTTACAGGTGTGCCGTATATTGATCTGTGCTTGCCCTTTGGATCTTCATAGTAGAACACGTAGTTGGCAGGGAACTCCTTGAACGCTCGAAGTCCATTGATCCTCTCAACTATGTGTATGCGATCACCTGAGCGATCAAATAGTGCGTCTACGTAACTCATTCAACTCCCTTAACATAATATTTTACACGTTCATATAGGTCGATGTCAAGTCTGTAAAAGGCCTTGATGCGATCCATCTTGTCCTCATCGTTCTGTAACATCTCCATTAAGAACTTCTTACAGTCTAACTTACCACCGCTGGTCATATACTTGGTACCGGTATCGTCTATCTCGTTGTCTATTCCATAACCACGCAACAATGCCGCTAGATTCTTATTGAGTTCATCATCAAAGCGTAACACGTGTGACTTGCCGGGATCCAGTCCGTGTATGTACATGCTCTGGCTCTCCGTGTGCTCGTCCTGTGCGGGTCTTTGGAATATCAGTTTCAATGCCTCTTCGCTCTTGAGAATAGGACTCCACTTGCCTCCCATACGCCTATTGATGTACTCGGCAAATCCCGAGCACCATCGTTCGATGGGCTCCCTCAATACGATTATGGGAGTATAACCCTGCTTGATCAATTTCTCGTCATGGTAGTTGCCGTCACGGAATCCGCTCTTGCCTAGATTGGTCCTGATGCTGGTTGATGCGTTCTTTGGTACGAGTACGTATAATAACTTGTGCTGGTCGTTGACCTTACACATGCCGTATATGTGTGGGTCACGATTGACGTGATGTTGCTTGTAATAGTGTTGCCAGATGTTCATTTGTCCTCGATCAATTTAGGCTGATCAACCGCTACATGCTCTTAGGGAGCGACTCCGGTGCTACCACCAATGGATGGCTACACCAAATCCAAATATATTTACCACAGCAAAGTAACTTGTTAACACCAATGGCCAGGCAAGTCCTCTGCGTAGGTATGCGTAGGCTCCTGCTATACTGCCCACAAAAAATCCCGGATACACTATGGCCATGTTGGGTGCATCAGCTGTCATTGCCAGATATAAACTAGCACCAACAGTAAATATGAAACTAGTTAACTCAAATCCAAATGCCGTTGGATCTGATCTATAACTCTTCTTCCAAAATTGCTTTACGTTCTCCAACTAGGCAGTTCTGCCCGTGGTCTGTAGGATGGTCTCTAACATCTCGTGATCAGCACTGACAGATTGGAACTCTGCCTTGTAGGCCACGCGAAGTGCCTTTGACAACACTGATGGCTTGATCTGGAGTTCTTCTGCGACGGCCTTGATGGTGTCCTTCAGTCCTTCTTGTAATGTCTCGACTTCCTGCATCACACCGATGCCTTCACGCATTAGGTTATCTAATTTTGCTTTTTGATCTGAATTGAATACTGTCGTCATATGTGTCTCCTTGTATAGTAATTATAGCAGGAAACTATATGATGTAAATTATTTTGGTAGAACGCCGTGTGTTATGAATCGGTAGTCGTCTTCGTAGTAGTCGATGACTGTCTGCTTGAGTTCATCGTCCATTACTTCATCTATGCGTTTCTGGATGAAGACTTTTTGATCTCTGAACTTGCTACGGTTACGTAAGGGAAGTCGCTCAACATCAAGTAATGGACACAGCTCGGGATCTCCCATCTCAAATCTGAGGAACTTGTCCGTTGGATCAAACCCCTTGACATAATCTACCTGTTTGTCCGAATGATGATCAAGCCTGACATTCATCAGTTCTTCCTTGGTGATTTCTTCTAGATCATGCCCATACCAATATTGGCACATGGCCGAGTTCCAACGCTCCCATGGATCTCTCAGTATGCAGAACACTGTGAGCTTGACCATGTCGGTGTCAAAGTATGGATCCTTGATGAAGTTCTTGAGCTCCCATTGTTTCTCAGTCATGATCTGACGCATCGAAGCGGTCATGTTCTTGTGCATAGGAACGTATAGTAGGCGATCTTGCCTATTGAGATAGCATTGTCCGTAGTCTAACATACTGATACTTATTTACGGAGTAGGTTGTCTACCATTTTTTTGAGTGCGTCGAGCTCTTGTGAGTGATACTTGTCAACCATTGCCTGTGCGGCGATGTCTGCCTCTTCCTCGTCGTTCTCCTTGTCCAAGCGATCAACGTCCTTCTCGAGGCCCATTGCCATTGCGGCCACTGGATCTCCCTTGGTGACACCCGCAGTCTTCATCTGTTGCTTCTTGAGTGCTACCTTGGTCTTTGGATCAAGTTTCTTGGTGATGTCGTCCTTCTTGTCCTCGTTGGCCTTCTTGAGTTCGTCCTTGACTGCCCTGTGGTCGCTCAGTCCTGGTTTGATATCCTCGATCTTGTCAATGGCTCCTGTCATGTTGTCAGCGTAGTCCTGTGCCACCTTGATCGCTCTCATGACCTCGAAGTCCGAGTATTGTCCCTTGCCCACGTTGTGTGAATCGTATTCTGTTATACCAAAGCGTTTTTCTAAGAAGTCTTTATCATAACTATCTAAAAACTCCTCATAGTCTATATCAAAATATGGTAATGTATTAATAAAATCTTTTAATAGTCCTTTTTTAACTAGATATTCTACAGCGTCAATTGCTACTGCATCTTGATAACCTTCTTTGTCATCAAAGAATACTCTCAGCATGTTAAGGATTTGACGTGCTTGTTCGTCTTTTGGTTTAACGTCTTCTAAACCTTCTTTGACTTGCTTATGGCAGTCGCAGTTTGGGCAGTCCGGTGGACATGTGCATTCTTTCTTGCTAGGGCAATCGCAACATGGACAGCCCGAATCTTCCTGTGCCAGTCTCGCCTTGGTGCCTAACTTGGTCTTCATTAACTGTTCTAGATCTTCCGGGCTCAATGGACCTATCGAATTCACGTCCTTGCGTGTAGGCATGCCCAAGTCTACCCAAGTCTTGAACTGCTCGTCGGTCATCTTATTGTATGGACTCCAATCTATGCTGACTTCCTTACCATCCTTTGTGGCAACGTGTGATTTCTTTATCACGTCGTCATAGTCCTCATCATATGTTGAGTATGACCAGCCCTTGTAGTCCTCTTCTAGATCCAATACCTTGTCTTTCTGTACGTCCTTCATTCTCTCGATGTCGAACTTGTTTAATCTGTCTGGGCTCTGTATGGCATCACGCTTGGCCAGTTTCTGTTCAACCCAGTTGGCATCACCGAATTTCTCTGCTATACCGTCGCCCAAGTGCCTGTTGGCCTTGAAGAAGCTCAATAGGTAACGAGCATCACCGTATTCGATGGGGAACATCTCCGGACCAACCTTAAGGTCGATGTCTTTGCTGTCCTTTACCGCATGTAACAGTTGTCTGATAGTCTCAACACCTGCCTTGGCGCCGTAACTTGATTCAAATAAGTGATTCACCAACATCTTAGTCTCTGCCCTTTAAGAAACTGCGTAGCATCCACGCATGTTTTGCGAAAGCATCTATGCGTTCCGCTACGAAATTCGCTATACCTTCCTCATCCTCTTGTTGGGCCACTCCAACCATTCTCTTGGTGAGGTCTATCATCTTTTCCGTGTCCTGTAAGAGCTCCTGTATCATTAACTGAGCCCTGGGCACCTTTGTCTGATCATCCACTATGCTCAATGATCTAAATCTATCGAACGATCCCGGTGCGTACTCATCCAACTGTCTCACTAGCTCGGCGGTCTTGTCCACGCTAGCGAACACTTCCGCATATAGTTCACCGAAGAAGTCATGTAACTGTGCGAAGTCACTGCCCTCGACGTTCCAATGGAACATGTGTGCCTTCAGTTGGTATGCGTAACTGCTGGCCAATAATACTTTTAGGTCATCTGCTAACATTATTCGCCTTTCTCCACTGCCTTAGCGATCTTGTGTGCCTTACGGATTGTTGATTTCTTTAACGGTGGTTTATCACCAGTTGACTTCATGGCCTGTGCCATGCCAACTGCGTATGGATTGTCAACAGCATCAGAGATGACACCATCATCCATGGCATCATAGGTCAATGATCTATGTGCTGAATTGATGTAGTCCTGTGCTTTCGTGATCTTACTTGCTACCCAACCCGGAATGCCACGTTCCTCAGAAGCATATTGGTTCAGTAGTTTGATAAGTTCCATGGAGTTCTTGGCAAGTTCGATTAATTCGCTCTTGGCCATGCGAACTTCATGGTCTAAATGGTCTTCGTTGAAATCCTGTAAGTTCATAACTATCCGCTCTTTTGTCTTAGTAGTATTTATCAGAGCGGAAAGTTTTTAGATTCTTTTGAGTGGCCCACCAAATATGCTGACATTCTTCATGTCGAGGGCATTGTCCGATGGTTTTTGCTTCTTGGGCTTGGGTGGCTTGGGTGCCTTGGTGCCCGACACACCTGGTGATCCGGTGTATGACTTGGACATCTTGCCCACTGCCACATGTGGATTCACCACTGTGGCTATGTTACCGGCAGATGTGGCACCTGCGGTTGCCGTTTCCTTGATTATTTCATTTATCTTCATAATATTTCCAACATGTCATTGTCTTTTATCTTGGCATCACCAAGTTCCACACGCATGTTCTTGACTGTGAACCTAGTCTTCGTGGGCAGGGCCTTTTCCAGACTAACCTTATATAGTCCGGGCTCGGCCTTGATCTGTAACATTTCCTCAAGATATGTCTCGTCGTCCCAACGCCATGTTCTTTCCGTAAGCAGTTCGTCCTCAAGGTATATGCGATATCTGGAATCAGGTTGTATCCTGTCCGCATATAGGTCAAACACTACCTTGACGAACTTGTCCACTACTTGCTCTTGCTCATGTATGCTGTCGCACCAAAGAACATACCGATAACTGAAGCCTGTGATAGGAATAACATATCACTTAAACTTGCTAATGTGGCTAATCTTGCTTCTGGCACGAAAGGCATGAGAGGAAGTACGGCATAGACACACATGGATATCATTGCCACCCATGCCATCTTGCGTTGTGCGTCCGACTTCTCTTCACGTAGTTCCAGCTCAAGCATCTCCTTGCCGCGAGCGATCTCCTCGTCAGTGATCGTGCCATCACCGTCTGTGTCAAATCTTTCCCAGATCGAACCTGGTGCTAGTTTCTTTTCAGCCATTTTTTATTCCCCCGAATAATAATATATGCTAGTATTTATGCCCCACTTTGGTGTTCCTACCTAGGCAGGGGACTCCTAACATAACGGTCCAAGGTTATGTCTCTTTGCGTGGAGTGACCCGTTCCACTTTGATCGCATCTTTCTTAGGATCACCTAGGTATGTGACCATTACGTGTCGTCTGACCCAGAAGTCTAAGTCACCAGTGCCATCACGACCACGTTCAGCGGCCACTTCAATAGCAAATGAATACACGTTGTCAAGATCATTTATGTCTGGTGGATCGCCGCCATCCTCCTCCAACTGCTGTGCCAACTCTTTGATCTCACTGGCTGACATCTGACCAACTTCACGCATACGATGTTGCCAAGCACCTGCCTCTTCATTGTATTCGTCATATGGTGGTGCGTCATCCTTGATCTCATCGTCATCCGCGTAGCCGTTATCTCTCAACCATGAATAGTAGTAGTCATCATTGGTTTCCCAATCCAACATCATATCCCA